GCAAATCTTTATAATAAAACTAAAAATGATAAATATAAGATTCTTTGGTATAAAAAAGTAAAGGATTGGGCTGATGTGCAAAACACTTATAATACTGATACTGTTATTCGATGGAACTTTGTTAAAAGAAAAATACGAACTATCAAGACCGATGCAAGTACACGAATGTCTAATGTACGCAGACGATCATAGAGAAGCAATAGCCACTTATAAAGAGTTTGATGATGCTATGAAGAATGGTTATTATTTAAATGATGGTAGAGGCACTATTCAAGGTTTTATTTGTGAATGATATGTGTTATTTAGTTTCTTATGGCAAAATATAAAGGTAGAACTGTTAAATTAAACAAACCCTCTCGTGGAGATGTTAAAAAATTTAAAGTATTTGTAAGAGACAGATCATCAGGTAGAGTTAAAAAAGTTAATTTTGGCTCTAAGACTATGAGTATAAAGAAGAATATACCAGCTAGACAGAGAAGTTTCTTTGCTAGATTTAGACCTATACTTGCTAAAGTAAAAGGACAAAAGAATTTATCACCTGCTTATTGGGCTATTCAATCATGGAAAAAAGGTTTTAAATTATGAAGAAAGATAATGACACAATTAAAGTTAGCTCTGAGTCTAAGTTACAGCTTCCTCTCGCCAATTTAATTGGGATAATTCTAGTCGTTAGTGGAGCAGTATTCGGCTATGCCAATCTTACAGGTAGGATTGGAGCATTAGAAACAGCAGATACTTTATTTCAAGCTGATCTCTTAAAAAAAGCTGAACAAGAGCCAAAGAATTTAGAGATGTTTATGTTAATAGAACATTTAGCATCACAAATAGAATCTATTGAAAAAGAAATAGAAGCTAGTAGATATAATAAAGTTAATATAGATCATTTAAAAGAACAAGTAGATGGTATAAACAAACAAATAGAAAAATTAAGGAATGGGAGTCATTAATGGTTGAAGTGGTTTTTGCTCTTTTATTAATTGTTGATAACGAAATAAAAGAACACAGAATACAAGAAAGTTTAAGTCAATGTTTGAAAGCTAAGAGATATGCTATGAGAGATAAATCTTCCAAAGATAGAGTTACTTATCAATGTATTAAATCAAAAGCTAATATAGAAATTTATATGGGAGAGAAGAAGATAACATCTTTAATTTTAGAATAATATGATTGACGAAGATAGGACATACGAAAACGAAGTAAGATTTAATAATGATAGATTGGGTGTTAAAAAAAATAGAAAAGATAACAAGGGCAATATTCCATTGGACTTGGAGAGTTCAAACGCACCGAAAATACAAAAGGAAAAAGTAGATGGAGTATGTTCTGACGATAATCATGTGTGCGTTTGTGGAAGGTAAAACTCAATGTATGCCACCTTTTACACTTAATCAGACCTATAAAGATGGTTATACTTGTATGCTTGATGGTTATACAAAATCTTATGATAAAATAATTGAAATAGGCAGGGAAGAAGTTAATAAATATAATATCTATATAAAATTTGGTTGTAGTGAAAATATCTCTAACAAAAAGTCAACATAAAGTAAGTCAATCTAATAAAAGATTTAGAGTTCTTATATCAGGTAGAAGATTTGGTAAGACATATCTAGCTATAACTGAGATGATGAAATACGCATCAAAGCCTAATCAAAAGATATGGTATGTAGCACCAACATTAAAGATGGCAAAAGATATTTGTTGGTCTAGTTTAAAAGAAGTTCTTAATCAGTTTAATTGGATAGAAGATATTAACGAAACAACACTTACAATAACTATAAGAAAAACAAATAGTACAATATCATTAAAGTCTGCTGATTTACCTGATACACTTAGAGGTACAGGTTTAAACTTTCTTATATTAGATGAATTTAGCGACATAAATAAAAGAACATGGTTTGAAGTTTTGAGGGCTTCTGTTAGTGATACACTCGGGGCAGTTTTAATGTGTGGGTCGCCAAAAGGTTATGGAAATTGGTCTTACGAAATGTTTGTTAAAGGCAAGACCGACCCTGAGTGGGATAGTTTTCAATTTACTACATTAGATGGTGGTATGGTTACAAAAAAAGAAATAGAACAAGCAAAACAAGACTTAGATCAAAGAACATTTAGACAAGAGTTTGAGGGTACATTTGAAAATTATGCTGGTGCTATTTACTATAACTTTCATCCAATAGATTCAGTAATTAATAAACCTATTGATTATAATAAACCTTTTTTTATTGGTGTTGATTTTAATACGAATCCAATGAGTGCCTGTGTTGGTCAAATAGAAAAAGATAAAATTTATATTGTAGATGAGATAGTTATTTATGGCTCTAATACTGACGAATTGTGCGAAGAAATAAGAGATAGATATGGTTTTAAAATACCAATAACAATATTTCCTGACCCAGCTTGTAAGCAAAGAAAGACATCTGCTGGTGGAAGAACAGATTTATCTATTTTACAAAATGCTAATTTTCAAGTTAAAGTAAAAAACAGACACCCAGCAGTAAGAGATAGAATCAATGCAGTTAATTCTAAACTTAAAGATACTAATGGAAATAGATATATTTTTGTTTCCAAATCTTGCAAAACATTGATAAAAGGATTACAAAGACAAACATACAAGGAAGATACAAATATTCCGAATAAAGAAGATGGATTTGACCATATGAACGATGCTTTAGGCTACATGATTGATTATATAAAACCTTTAGTAGTTCAAATGCCAAGTTCAAGACCAACTAGATGGACAATGAAATAGACTATGGCATATTCACGAGACGAAGCATTTGAAACTCACAAAGACTACAAAGAAAATGTTAATCTTTGGGAATATTACATAAGATCATATAATGGTGGATATGATTATACACTTGGTCAATTTTTAAATAGATATAATTTAGAATTAGACAACGAGTACAATCAAAGATTAGGTAATACTCCTTGCGACAATCATTGTAAAAACATTATTCAAATCTATTCATCTTTTTTATTTAGAGTAAAAGCATCAAGAGATTTTGGTGCTATGGCTGACGAAGCTAGTTTAGAATCATTTATAAAAGATGCAGATTTAGATGGAAATAGTTTTGACGCAGTTATGAAACAAGCTCAAAATTATTCTTCAATTTATGGACATTGTTTTTTAATATTAGATAAACCAAACATAACAACTAACACAAGAGCAGAAGAACTAGAGCAAGATATTAGACCATACTTATCAATTGTAACACCAGAAAATGTTTTAGATTGGAATTTTAAAAGAGAAATAAATGGTAAATATATTTTAGATTATCTTAAAGTAAGAGAAGAAGTAGATAAAAAAGGCGGAACTTATTTTAGAATATGGTATCTTGACAGAATTGAAACTGTCTATGCAAAATCAGACAGAGACGAGCCTGTTGTAATAGATACTGCCGATAATCTGATTGGCAAAATACCAGCAGTTATTTTATACAATTCCAAATCGCATAAAAAGGGAATTGGTCAATCAGACCTCGTGGATATATCGGACTTGCAGAAAGCTATCTATAATGAGTTGTCAGAAGTTGAACAACTTATAAGATTAACAAACCATCCATCGTTAGTTAAGACTCCATCGGTTAATGCCTCTGCTGGTGCTGGTGCAGTAATAGAAATGCCTGAAGAATTAGAGCCAAATTTAAAACCTTATTTACTTCAACCATCAGGGCAAAACTTACAAGCTATTATGGAATCAATTAACAACAAAGTAACTGCTATAAATAGAATTGCACACACAGGAGCAGTAAGAACAACAAAACAAGCAGTATCTTCAGGAATAGCTTTACAAACAGAATTTGAATTACTTAATGCAAGACTATCAGAAAAAGCTGATAATTTACAAATAGCAGAGGAACAATTATTTAGATTATACGCACTATTTCAAAATGCTACATTTGATGGAGAAATAAATTACCCAGATTCATTTAACATAAGAGATTATGCTACTGATTTAATTTACTATCAACAAGCAAAGTCATTAAGTATTGGTTCTCCTACATTTATGAAAGAAGTAGATAAAGAGATTGCAAGAGCAGTAGTAGATAACAACGAAAAACTTAACGAGATATTTGATGAAATAGACTCAGCTTCAGAAGTTGGTCAATTTACACAAGACGAAACTGAACAAGAAGATCAAGAAGTAGAGCAAGAGCAGATATAAAAAAGGCGACCATAAAGATCGCCTTTTATTAAATTTATTATTTATTACTGTTCAATAACAGTAGCTTTTTTCCAATCACACTCCTCATAAAAAACCATACCATCTGCATCTTTTCTATTTTCTGAAAAGTATTTTGGTGTCATTTCTTTAGCTTCTTTTTCAGAGTTTGCTTTAACATCAACATAAGCTAATGCTTCTATTTCTACTCTATATGTTTTCATTGTTTCTCTCCTTTTCATCTTGTTCTTTGATTACCTTTTGCAAACTTCTAAAATGTTC